ATACAATTACAAGGAAGTAAGCAAGATAAAAACCCTAAATCATATTCATGCACTATTTATGGTGGTAATTTTAGTTGGGTAAATGAAATAAAAGATAAAAGATTATGTGATTTAGAATTTGCAAGTGCAGGTACTCAAACTTTTGATTACACAAATATTCTAGCTAGTCATACAAAAAATCAATCTAACTCAGAGATAATTTATCCACTTGTAAGTTATGGCGATTTCAACGCAGATGATAATACAGGTGGTGTTAATGTTTTTGATACTGATATGACTTCTTATGATTGGAGAGGATGGTTTTGGGTTTACAATATCATAAAAGAAATATTTAGAAATATAGGATTTACTTTAGACTCCTCTTTTATTGAAACTGCAAACTTTAAAAAACTTATAACTAATTTTAATTTCTATAGAGGTGATAAAGATGCTTTAGCTATGGAAAATGGTTATAGAGCAGAAATAAATAGAGTTGATGCAAGTTCTTCTAATTTTCAAATGATTTTAGGTTCTGATATTAATAGTTTACCTTTAGGTGTTCAGCCAAGCACTACAGTTAATGAAGTTATACTTAAGTATGATACTCCTATTTCTGATGCTCAAGGTAGTTATGACACAACTACAGGTAAGTGGACTTGTGCTTTAACAGGTAGGTATAGAATTACTGCTAGTGCAAATATTGTATTTGGATGTTTTCCACAATCTGCAACTTTATTTAGCTCAAGGATGAGGTTTCGACTAATTCACAAACGTGCTGATGGCACAGTGATAAGAAGATTTACAACTATATTTTACCCTAGTTCCAATCAAAATCCAGCAGGAACTAATACATATGCATACTTTCCTAGTGTTTCGAGAGTCACACAAGACCCTGCAAGTGGTTCTTCATATATTTATGTTCAACAAGGTGAAACTGTTGAAGCTGCTTTACAATGTGAGTTTACTGCTCTATCAGGTATGGATTCTCAAAATAGAGTAAGTTTAGCTTTTGGAGGTATTGGTGGTATTACTCAGTTTGCAAATCAAGTTTCTCAGTTTTTAGTAGAATATGATTCAACAGAATTACAAATAGGCAGTACGTTTGAAATACCACAAATGTTACCATGTGATGTAAAGCAAATAGATTTTATAAAAGGTATATCTCATATGTTTAATCTACAATTTTATACTGATGTGCAAAGCAAAAAAATATATGCAGAACCTTATGATGATTTTTATGGCAATGCAACTGGTGCATTAAACTGGTCAAGTAAAGTTGATTACTCACAAGGAATACAAGACAAATATGAAATAGGTTTAAATGAAGAAGTTTTATTTAAATATAAAGACGATTCAGCCGATAAATACGTTGAATACTTGAATACAGATGACAATGGTAATGCTTTAGAAAATCCTGTTTTTGCGTACTATCTTCAGTTAGGTGATAAGTTTCCAAAAGGCAAAAAAGAATTTGTAAATCCTTTATTTGCACCAACTGCTCAAGATTGGGATAATGATGTATTAAAAGCTCCATATAATAATGGAGTTATGATACCTGTACTGTGGAAAGAAGTGCCACCCTCTGAAACTGTTGGTAATGAAAGTATAGTGACACAACCTGTAGAAAGACCAGAAAAAGGTTTTAAGTATTTACCTAGAATAGCATATTATCATGGTTCTATTTCAAACCCTAACTCTTCTAATAATTTAACTCAATGGACAGCTAAGTTGAGTACCACACAGTACACAGAAAGTGGTGTCTATCCTAGAGCAACATTTGTTGATTTTGAGGATGCATCTTTTCCATCTTTATCATATAACGATGAAACTATAGAGCCACCTTTGTCAGGAACATCAACATTAGTAAAAGGTTTATATAGCACATACTATGAGAAAATGGTAAGTCAGATGTTACTTGCACCAAGAATTAGAACAGTTTACATGAATCTAAAAGTACAGGATGTTATAAATATTGATTTAAGAAAATTAGTATTTTTTGATGGCAACCTTTGGAGAATAAATAGAATAGTAGATTTTTCTCCTGCAAAAAACACTGCTACTAAAGTTGAATTTATACAATGGTTTGAAGTTTAAATATGACAAAGTATAGACAAGATATTATATCAAGAAAAAGTTTAGTTTTAAAACATCTTAATGTAAGTAATACTGGAATTGTAACAATAGGTGCAGGAAACGTATATTATGAAAATTCTAGTTCTGAATATGCACAGGTAGTAATTACTGATGATTTTGGAAATATACAACCTTTAATTTTTAGCACAAATCAAGATGTATCAGAGATTGAAGTAAACCAAACTGTCGCTAATTATAGTAACTCAAATACTTTAGGATAATGATAAGATTTAAACATACAAGCAAAGAATTATTAAGAGTTGGTAAACTTGTTGTAAAAGGGTTGCAAGAGGAGCTTAAAAACCAAAAGCACGTAGCGTCTGGTACTTTACTTAAAAGTTTTAAGGTTAGAGCAAAAAGAAACTCAGGTGTCTTAAATATAGAAACTAATAAATTATATTGGAACGTTTTACAAAATCCAAAGACAGCTTATACAGTATCTATAAGGGCTATACAAAAATGGATTCAGAGCAAGGGGGGCAAATCAGGGTTTCCGACAGATAATGAAGGTGTCTTAAGAACTGCAATACTAATATACAGTAAACTTAAAAACAAATTTTATGGCAAACCATATGTTTTTTGGACAGAAGGCAATAATCTAAGAAGGACAGATTTTGCTGGTTTTACAGCAAGAAAATTTAAAGGCAAAATAGCAGAAGAATTAGCTCCATCTATAGGTAAAGATGTAGCTGACATGATAAGCAGAAATATTAAAAACAATACAAAATTGAGTTGATATGGCAACAAATACAGAAAAGATAGTAGTACAGGTAATAGTCAAAGGAGAAAAAGATTTAAATAATCTAAACAGTACAACAAATAAAGCAACAAGAGGTGTAGGTGCTTTGGTTAAACAATATGGTCTATTGACTGCTGGTGTTTTAGGTGCAGTAGCAACTTTTAGACAAATAAATCAAGTCATTGGTAAAACTGTTAGAACATTTAGAGATTATGAGTTTCAAATGGCAAAAGTTAGAGCTATAACAGGAGCTAATGAAAAGGATTTTAAATTACTTTCTCAAACATCTCAGGACTTGGGTAGAAGCACCTTCTTTACAGCACAACAGGTTGCAGAATTACAGACTAACTTTGGTAAGTTGGGATTTACTACACAGGAAATACTAAATGCTCAAGAAGCAACATTACAACTTGCAACAGCAACAGATAGTGACTTGGGTAGGGCAGCTATTGTAGCTGGAGCAGCAGTTAGAGGTTTTGGATTAGACGCTTCAGAAACACAAAGAGTTGTTGATGTCATGGCAGTTGCATTTACATCTTCAGCTTTAGACATTGAGAAGTTCCAAACATCTATGACAAAGGTTGCTCCTATTGCAAAAGCAGCAGGTTTTTCAATAGAAGATACAACATCTATTATGGCACAACTTGCAGACTCTGGTATAGAAGCATCAATTGCAGGTACATCTTTGAGAAATATACTTCTTAAAATGCAAGACCCAAATTCAGATTTAGTAAAATCATTTGGTAGAACTATTCATAGTTTAGATGATTTAGTACCTGCTTTAGCAAAATTTTCAGAAGAGGGTGGTGATTTGGCTGCTATTATGGAAGTTGTTGATTTGAGACAAGCAGCAGCATTTGAACAAATGATAACTAGTAGAGACAGGACAGTTGCACTTAGAGATTCGCTAAATGAAGCTAAAGGAGCAGCAAAAGATATGTCAGATATAGTAGGTGATAATTTAGAGGGGGCATTTAAAAGATTAACTTCTGCTTTACAAGGTTTGGCTATTGTAATATTAGATAGTTTTGTAGGTAGAGCAATAACATCTATGGTTGAAGGTTTGACAAGTGTCGTCAGTTTGGTAAACAATTTTTTTGATTCAAGTGTAAGTTTGAATAAAGCTATGGCTGAAACTGCTGGTGAAACACGAGAGCAAAATATTAGATTAGTACAAGCTGCAGAAAGATATGATGAATTAAATAGAAAGTTAAATAGAACTAATAGTGAAACTATAGAATTAGAAAATTTATTAATTGATTTACAAACTGAATTAGGTAATACTGTTGTAGAGATTGATAACGAAACAGATGCTCTAAAATTAAATAGAGACGCCTTAGATGATGTTATAGCTAGAACTGCTTTGTTATCTAATAAAGAAGCATTAAAACTAGTACATCAAATTAAAAATTTAAATAAAGAAATAGATGCAGAGAATAAGTTGTTAAGACAAAATGAAAAACAATTAAGAAATCAAAAAAATGCTTTAGATGAAGCTAGAAAGACGACAAACGATTTAGCAAAAGAAAATCAAATATTTGGTCATGGACTGCAAACTGTAACAGATGAAACAGGAAACCTTGCAGGTACTAGATTAGAAGGTAATAAAGTCAATCAAGAAACTGCTGAAATAGAAAACAAAATTAATGATACACTAAACACAGGAAAGGGAATACAAACAGCGATAAACACACTTACAGCAGAAAGAACTGAACTGGTTAAATTATTGACAGATGAAGGTTTTACTTTAGCAGACATTGAGAGATTATTACAAGTAGAAACAGATAAGACAACACAGTCTTTCAAAAAAAGCAAAGATGCTACAAGTGATCTAAAAAAAGAATATGTTGATTTATCATCATTATATATGTCAACAACTGATGATTTAAAGAAACTAAAACAAGCTGATGAAGAAAGAAGATTGGCTATTATTTCAGGAGCTAGAGCAACAGCTAATGCAGTTTTTGAAATTGAAAAAGATGCTGCTGATAGAAGATTTGAAACAGAAAGAAATTTACTAAAAGCAAGATTAGATGAAGGATTAATAAGTCAAGAGACTTTTGAAAAACAAATGACTAAAATAGACAGGTTAGCTTTTAGAAGAGATAAAAATGCTGCTCTGGGTAAAGCAGCAATGGAAACTGCTTTAAATATTATTAAAGCATTTGGAGAACCAGTTCAAATGGGTTTAGCAGCACTTTTAGGCAGCACACAAATGGCTGTCATAGCATCTCAACAATTTGCTCAAGGTGGTTTAGTGCATGGTAAATCACACGCTAATGGTGGTGAGAAGTTTGCAGTTGGTGGTAGAGTGGTAGAATTAGAAGGTGGAGAAGCTGTAATAAATAAACGTAGTACGTCTATGTTTAGAAGTCAGTTATCTGCTATAAACGCAGCAGGAGGTGGTGTTAAGTTTGCAGATGGTGGTCTATTAAATATGCCATCGTTTGCTACAAATCAATTTAATGCTGTTGGAATGAATGGACTCGCAGGAGCTATGAGTCAAGGAGGTAGAGTATTTGTATTAGAAAGTGACATTACTAATACGCAAAATAATGTAAGTCTGATACAAAGTCAGGCAGGATTTTAAAAAATTAACATATGTTCGTTGATAAAAAAGAAAAACAGAGAAGATTAGATATATGCAAAAGCTGTACCTTTTACAGAAACTTTTTATTATTAAAATATCCAAAATGGGATAGAGGAGCAAGATGTGCTAAATGCACTTGCTTTCTTGATGCAAAAACAGCATTAACTAAAGAGTTTTTTGGTAAATGTCCAACAGATAAATGGTAACATGACAGACATACAAAGCATAGCAAAAAAATACTCAAAAGAAAAACAAAAATATTTTATAGATATACTTAATGAAAACGATAAGTATAATTTAAGTTTTGGCCAACACAAGGCAGATTGCATTTATAAATTATTTGATGAATGGCATAAATTATTCCCAGCACATAAACAAGATGTAAATTGTACTGGTTGTAGAAATGCTGTAATTAAGTTTTTTAAAACCATGCACATAGAGTGGGATACAGAAATAGAAATACCTAAAAAGAAAACTCGTGCCAAAAAATTTAAAAAATAAACCTAAAGTAATTTACGAGTACATAGAAACTTTAACTGTAGAGTTAACTAAAAGGTTTGGTAATGACCCTACAACTAAAGATATACTTAGACATCTTGTTGAAAGAGGTATGATTGAGAAAAGAAGATTAAGAAACTATATGATAATAACTGATTTTGATAAAATGCTTGTACACAATGAGGGTAATAGAACTGCTACATTTATGGATTTATCTATAAAGTATGAGATATGTGAAAGTCAAGTACAAAATATTGTATATAAAGACAGAAGAAAAAGTAAAATGTCTAGTAACGTATCTACAACATAAAATTTTTTCCTTTAATTAGGTATCAATAAATAATTTCAGTAGTAATTTTGTAGTATGAACGGAAAATGGTACGAAATTAAAAACGAAGCATCTGCATTGACAGATGTTTATATTTTTAATGACATTGGTACTTTTGGTATTACAGCACAAAAGTTTGTCGATGACATTAAAGGTTTGGATGGACGTGACATCACTTTACATATCAATAGTGTTGGTGGTGAAGTTTTTGAAGGCATGGCAATGCACTCGATTATAAAAAACAGAAAAGGTAAAACTACTGCATACATTGAAGGTATTGCAGCTAGTATTGCTACTGTTGTTGCTTTAGCTGCTGATGAGGTAGTTATGAGCGAAAACTCTTTGTTTATGATTCATAATGCATGGGGTAGTATTCAGGGTGATGCTAATGAGATGATGAAACAAGCACAGGTACTGGAGAAGATAAGTAACGAAATAGCAGAGATTTATGTTAAGAAAACTGGTAGATACTATGACGAGATCATGGATTTAATGGATAACGAAACATGGATGACTGCTGAGGAAGCGTTTGAGTATGGCTTTATAGACAGAATATCTGATGCAATAAAGGTTGCAGCAAAAGCAGATGTTTCTCAATATAAAAACATGACAAACGAAAAAGTAAATAAAATCCTAAATAGTAATTTAAAAAGTAGTAAAATGACAGAAGATTTAAAAAACTGGTTCAACAGTAAAATCGATGAAATCGTTACTAAGGTAAAAGGTGATAATAACTCTGAAACTGCTGTTTCTGACGTTGAGATTACTATCGCTGATAAAGAAGAAGTTATGAATAAACTTACAGACTTTGAAGCTAAATTATCTGAAGCTAACGAAACTATTTCTAATCTTACAGAGGAAGCTGCATCTTTAAATGGAGAGAAAGCAACTTTAACTGAAGAGGTAGAAAGACTAAACACTTTGTTAAACAAATCAGAAGCTACTGGTACAGAAATAAAAAAAGATACTGAACCAGCAGTTGTTGAAGATAAAGTTGTAGATGCTAACACAGAGTTTTACAATGGTTTAGCAGAAATGATTAAAAATAAATTAAAACACTAATTAAAATAAATAAAAAATGGCAAATGTAGCAGCAAAAGGTACTTTCGCAACATACGAGGGTGCTAATTTAAATCAAATGTTTTTTGAGCCAGTATTCAAGAGTGACAACATTATGCAAAACTATAGAGTAATACCTAATGTTAAGCATAAAATTAATGTCTATACGAGTGCAGCTCTTAAAAAAATTGTTAGAACTTATACTGACTGTTCTTCATCAAGTACAGGTTCTACATTTAATGTTGAAAACAAAACATTAACAGCAGGAAGAATGAGAGTAGCTCTCGAGCAATGTTCAAAAGAGTTTTTTGGAACATACATTGAGGAGTTATACAAAAGCGGAGTAGATGTAAATAATTTAGAAGGAACATTATTAGCAGACGCAATCTTAAATAGAACTGTATCTGGTATTGGTTCAGATGTAGTAAGAATTGCTTGGGGTGGTGACACTGATTCAGCTTCTGATGACTACAAACAAATGGATGGTTGGATGAAATTGATGGGTGCTGGTTCAGCTCCAAGATTTACTGCTAATGCAGCGACTGACAATGAGCCAACTTTATCAGAAGTTATGACTGGATTAAGAAAACTATATGATGAAGCTCCAGCAGCTCTTCAGCAAGTTCCAGCAGCAGAAAAGAGATTCTTTGTAACACCATTAATATATAACACTTACCTACAACAATTAGAAGGTAAGGCAGCAGATTTAGCGTTAAGAAACGAAATTGATGGAGTAACAAGAGTAACTTACAGAGGGATACCTCTAATACCAATGTATGAGTGGGATACTATCTTAGCAGATACAGACCCAAATTTATTTGCTAACACAGATGGTGGTGTAACAACTAACTACAGTCAAGGTATATGTTATGTTGCAACTGATAATTTAGCTATCGGTTCTGATGTAAATGACCCAGAGTCAGCATTTAAAGTATTCTATGATGATTTAGAAGAAAAAATGTTTGTAAGAGGTTACTTCAAGTTAGGAGTACAATATATGTATGATTCACTATATAAGTGGTACATATTCATATAATAATTATGTAATTTAGAGAGGGTGTAAAAACCCTCTCATATTACTTTTAATAACTTTTAAAAAATAATAACATGGCAATAGATACAGGTATAGCAATAGATTGTTCAGCTTTACAGACCACAGGTGGTATTAAGCAAATTTGTCTAAGAAGTTTTGCATCAGATGATGTTGTAACTTACAGTAACTCTGCTGGTAAACATGATGTTACAAGCATAACAAGTGGTGGTGGTTCAACAGCTTCTTGGTTTGTTTTTGAATTTAAGAATGAAACTGCTGAGATGACAGTAAACGCAACTAAAGAAAATGGTTCTACAGTATTTGAGTGTGGTCTTAACTTTATGTTACCACAGATAAATAATACAAAAATGCACGAGTTACAGTCAATGCTTAATGAATGTATGATGGCGATAGTAGTCACATCTAACGATGAAAAGCTAGTTGTAGGTTTGAGTGAGAAATACGCTAATGAGGATGTACCTTTTAGAAATCAAACTTTCTTAAATTTAGCAAGTATGGAAGGTGGTACAGGAGCAGCTTATGCAGACCAAAATGGCTTGACAATCAATTTGTTAGCTAGACAATTTGAGCTGCCAAGACAATATGATGCAGCAAGTGGTGCTGGTCTTGTAGTTGACACAGCAGCTTTAACAGCAACAACAACATAAATATTACTTAGGTTTGGTAACTCTGTAAAACTCTTAGTCATCCTAAAATATTTTTTATGTGTGATTGTAAAGAAAATTTATTAGATTTATCTAGTTTAAAAATTTACACACTTATGGCAACATATAAAGCAATAAAAAAAATAACAATATATCATGGCACTAAGAGTGTTATAAGAACAGCATCAGCTTCTCAAGAAGAGTTAGCTTATCTATATGATGTTTTAGGAGCTACTGATGTAGTAGAAAAAATTGAAAAAACAAAAGATGGCTCAAAGAAAAGTAAAAAGCAAAGTAAAAACATCGACAAAGAGCAAGAGTAATACTTTTGAGTTCGGTGTTTTTAATTTAGCTACACCACAACATATTGAAGAACCACAAGACTTAAGCAGAGTATATACAGACTTTATACCTTTTGGTCAAAACAATTTATTTCCTCAATATCTTGCAGAGCTAAAAAGAAAATCATCTACACATAGAAGTGTATTAGCACAAAAGACAATCTTTACAAGTGGTGCTAAGTTTGTTACAAAAAATGATAATCTAAAATCATACATCAGAGATGTCAATGCTGATGGCGAATCTCTTAGAGATGTATATAAAAAATTAGCAGATGACTATTACACTTTTGGTAACGCATACTTAGAAGGTGTTTTATATGAAGGTGGCATGAACCTGTATCATGTAGATGCAACTACTGTTAGAATGTCAAAGACAAAGAAAGATGTATATATACATCCAGACTGGGCAAGATACAAGATGGAGAAAAAGAAGATGAATATACTCCCTTTATATCCAGTAGTGCGTAATAATAGATTTATTATACATTTTAAAGACTACGAACCAACTTTTAATTTTTATGGTTTACCAGATTATGTAGCTGCACTAGAACACGTTGCAGTAGATTATGAGATTGGTAAATGGAATCATACAAAGTTTCAGAATGGTTTCCAACCATCAGCAATAGTTGAGATAAGTGGTGATATGGGAGAAGATGAAGCTAAGAAGATGGTCAAAGAAGCACAAAAGAAATTTGTTGGAGAGGGCAACAATGGTAAGATATTATTTATTGTTAAGAATGGTGACACGTCACCTGCTAATGTACAGATAATAAAAGATGATCAAGATGGTAGTTGGTTAGACCTACAGAAGATTACTGATCAAAACATTATTACTGCACATAGATGGCAACCTTCTTTATCTGGTATTGTTAGTTCAGGTAAGATGAATAACACAGGAAGTGAGATTAGAATAGCTTATGACTTATGTATGACAACTGTTGTAAAAGACACAGCAGATATGTTGCTAAATAGTATAAGAACATTGTTATTTAAAGAACTTAACTATGAACCAGAAGAGTTAATGATACACTTCGAACCACCTATCTCTTACATAACAGATATAGATGTCAAAGAAGTATTGACAATAAACGAGCAAAGAAAGCTATTAGATGAAGACTTTCCACTACTTGAAGGAGGTGATATGTTTATAGCAGATAGAGAAATCATTGTAACACAAAGAGATGATGATGGGGACGGACAAATAGAAGAACAAAAATCAGTAGAAATACAACAGTAATATGGCAAACGTAAATCAATACAACCCTTTAGTTACAGCAGCAGAAGTTATTAGTAATAGTTTTACAAACGCTAATACAGACCCTGCATTGATTTCTAACAACTCTATTTTGCTAACAGAACTTGCACATATCAAACCAGTATTAGGTAAGAAGTTCTATGAAGAAATAAAAACACAACATCATAATGGTACTTTATCTACTGCTAATCAAACTTTAATGGATGACTTCCTTACAAGGACTTTATGCTGGTTTGTTAGATTTGAAGTAATAAATGAAGTACAAAGCAATAGTTCTAGTATGGGAATTGTAAACAACATAGATGAGTTTTCTTCTATTGTTGACCCTGCTGATTTAAATGCATACAAACAAGACACATATAGAAAAGCTAGTGTATATTTAAAAGACATGATGGATTACATAGAGGATGATGACCAAAATGGTTTATATCCAACCTATGAGTCAAACAGACCAAACAGGGGTTTTGCATATAAGAATCATGGTATTATAATGTACGATAGTATATATACTAAAAATTATCATCCTAGAACATATACAAGTTGGAAAGACTACTGTCCTTGTGATGACTGTTAAAAATATATAGATGGCAAACAACGAACATAAAAATTTAAGTAATGCAAATCTTCATGTGCCAAAAGATTTTAGCACAGCTAGTAATTCTACAACACTTACAAAAGACAGTAGTGGTAATTTATCTTGGATTAGTAATACAAGTTTGGGTAAACAAACCTATACTTTTTCAGGATATTCTCAATCTGATTTAGTAAATGCTTGGAGAAGAGCACAACCGATGACTGATGGTCAGTCACCAAATCAATACGCTACAAGTCTTAGTACAGCAGTTTTTAGTGAAATCTCTATTAGCCCAACAGTACTTATGAAACAGGGTGCTCATCACGTTATAGTAGAATCATCTACTGTTTACAAAATTTATGGTTGGGTGTCAGCAGCACTTACTAATCCTGTCAAAATAGGTATAGGTAAAATTACACCCACCGAAAATTCTTTAACAAATCTTACGCCAGTTTTAGTAGATGAAATTTCTGTTACAGGTTTAGGTTCTTTAAGTAAAATGATAGCTGTTAATGAAACAACTATAACAAGTGCAAGTCTTGCAGCAGGAGATTTTTTAGTAGCTTATCTTAAAGAAGAAGCAGAAGGTGAAACAGGAGGTGACATATTTTTTCACTTGCAAGTATGCACAACAACATATTAATAATTTAAAATAAAAAACAATGAGTAGATACGATTCAGACAACACATTACTAAGAGAGTTACTAGGTAAAAATGCATTTACACAAGTTTTTACTACAGCAGCTCAGACTGGTAAAGATTTTTACTGCATATATTTTGTGCAAGAAAGTGTTATATCTTCTATTACTGCACCAGAAGTAACAGGAGAATCAGCACTACAAACTACAATACCAGCAGGAACTCAATTACTAATGAGAGTCACAGATATTACTTTATCAAGTGGTCTAGCAATAGGTTACACAGAGAGTGATGGTGACACTTCTAAATAATATTAATGTTAGGACTTAATAAAGGTAAATTAAGCATTGGAGAACCCATATACAGGTTTGACAACAATCATAGCGTAGACTTTGACGGTGTTGATGACTTTATACAGTTAGGTCAAGGATTTACATACACACAACATACTGTAAGTGTGTGGATAAAATTAGGTGAACTAAGTAGGACGCACACAATATTATCAGGTAGAGATAGTAGCACAGATTTAATTAGATTTTGGGTTGCTAGTTCCGACAACAAAGTTAGATTTAGATTAGGAGATGGAAGCAACACAACAGTCACTAACCCAACAGCATTGGAAGCTAACAGGTGGTATCACGTTGTTGCAACATATGACGGTACTAACTTGAATATATATGTTGATTCTGTTTTAGGACATAGTTTAGCAGCATCAAAAAATGTGAATGTTACTGCAAATCTAAAAATTGGAGAAGATGATAGTAGTAATAGATTTATGGGTAATATAGATGAACTGGCAATATGGGACAGAGCTTTAACAGCAGTAGAGGTTACAGAGATATACAGAATAAAGTATGGTGCTAACTTAGTACAGAATGGTAGGTTTGATGAATTAGGTAATGAGTTAGTTACTAATGGTGATTTTTCTACTAATAGTGATTTTATTTTTATTGGAGATGCCGAAATTAGTGGTGGTACTGGTAATTTTACTGGAACAGCTAATAGTTTTATTATACAAACAAGTGTAATAGATGCATCTGTTAAAACTTACAAATTACAATACGAAGTAGTAGAAAGTAATGGTGGTCTTTTAAAATTAGCAGGTGGTAATTCAGGTTTTGGCACATTAGTACTAACCAATACAGTTGGTGTGCATACAATATATTTAACATCTAATGGTACAAAAACATCTTTACAATTTAATAATGCATCAGCATTTGTTGGTAAAATAGACAACGTATCATTAAAACAAGTAGATCCTAACGACAGGTTTACATTAGATACAGGTTGGTCTTATGGAGACGGAGTAGCTATTTGTGACGGTACAAATAACGCAGATATTTTACAATCAGGTTCAGTAGCAGGAAAAACTTACAGAGTAAATTTTACGATTACTGAAAACAACGCAGGTAGATTAAGTGTATTTATTGGTGGACAATTTATAAACCACACAGGAACTGGTAACTCTGGTAATTTTACATTTATAGGTGAAGCTATAAATTCAACATTAATTAGGTTTAAGTCTGCGAATTTTAATGGCTCAATAACAAACGTTATGGTAGAAGAACAAAAATATGTAGCTACTAACCTTAAATTAAATAGTGGTAACTACAAGTCAGCAGACCCTGTTATAGTATCTACAAAGAGTGTTGATTTAGATGGTGGTGAAGAATATTTAGAGGTGGAAGATGACGCATCTTTAAGAGGTTTATCAAACCTTACCATTTCTACTTGGTTAAAATTAAGCTCAAAGAGTGCTTTTGATAAAATTATAGATTATAGTGGTGCTAGTGGCAATGTAAACAGAAAATATAGATTAATGCTTAACACCTCTGCTAGTAAATTTCAATTTCAAATTGGAGATGCTAGTGGTTCTGGATATTCTGTTAGTTCAACTACTGACCCTGATTTAAATAGATGGTATAATGTAATTTGTGTTTTTCAAGGTTCAGGAAGCAACAGATTAAAAATATATGTTAATGGTGTATTAGAAGCATCAAGTTCAGCAGCAGATTCAGTTGCTGAAATAAGCAACACAGCAGATGGTAACTTAAGATTTGGTTCTAATAGTTATAGTGTAGCAAATTTATTTCATGGTAAATTAGATGAACTAGGTATATTTAGTTCTGCACTTTCTTCAGACCAAGTTGGTGAATTATACAATCAAGGAGTACCTAGTAATTTGTTAACATCAACAGCAGGTCAAGATGGTACACTGTTAGGTTATTGGAAAATGGGAGATGGCACACTAGACCAAGCACCACTAATAGCAGACCAAACAAATGCTACTTTAGGTAGTGAGTTTATACCACAACCTGTTAATTTATCAAACTCACCTATTCTTACAAATGGTGGCGGTGTTATAAATAGTAGTAATCAATTTGAAACATTTGGTGGTACTTTAGACGGTATAAAAACAAATGAGTTATTAACTCTTGGTAAAACATATAAATTAATTATTGAGGGTAACACAACAAGCTCAGGTTTTACTGTTGGTAATACCACTGGCTCAGGTAATCAATATGGTAGTGGATTTGGTACACACTATTTTGTTGCAACAGATAATACAAGAATCTGGATAAGACAAGCAACGGCTGGTGTTACAACTATTACTAATTTTTCTGTAAAACAAGTAAATGGCAACCCTGCACTAATGATAAACACACCTACAATAGTAACAGACGCACCACTTACTAAGATTAGAAACTATTACAGAATGGGTGACGGTATATTAGACGAAATACAAGGAGATGGTTCTGTAATAAATAACACAAATGGTGTAATATGTGATATGATTTCACCAAGTTTAGGTACAGAGCTAATAACAGATGGTGATTTTCCACTAGGTACAAGTGCTTGGACTTTAGGCACAGGTTGGTCTTTACAAGATGGTGCTTGTGTTAGAAGTGGTACTGGTACAAATAGTGCTTGTCAACAATCAATAAATATTACTGCAAACAAACTATATAAAGTGTCATACACAAGAGTTTATGAAAGTGGTCACAAAACTACAAACTTGTTTAGTGATTTTGAAACAGACGGCACAAGTATTACTTTGGGTAGTTACAGTGGTGATGATGTAACTATTAAAATAAATTCTTACTTTATGCCAACTTATACAGGTAGTGTAGCTGTTAGAGTTTTTGGTATAAATGATTGGACTGGTAAAATAACTAATGTAAGTGTAAAAGAAGTAAATGGTGTTGCAGGTAAAATGACAAATATGAGAGATACTGATATAACAAATGACGTACCAAGTTAAAAATTAAAATTATGAGAAAATACGCAATATGTGACATAGAATTATTAGACGAAGTAGATGCTGAAGGAGAATTAGTATTTGACTTTGGTCAAGTATTAGAATCAAGTAGAGCAACTATAAGAACATCTAATGATGGTTTATTATTCATAGCTAAATGGGAAGGTGATACTCCTGTTTTTCTAAATGACGTAGATACTTACACACACGCAGAAATATTAACAGAACTACAAGGTTCTAATTGGATTAGCAACGAAGAATAATGAAACCACTATCAGAAGATACATCAGTAAGCATGAATGTCAAAATGATTGGCTTTATGATAGTGATAGTAACTTCTGTTGTAGGTGGATGGTTTAACTTAAAAGCAGAAATTAAAGAAGCTAAGAAACTGCCAGAGCCAATAATGACAGAGCAAGAGTTTATGTTAAGAGAACAGTTACTGCAACAGGCTATATTCAAAACACAAGAGGATATTGCAAAGATTGAAAAGTCTATACAAAGAATAGAAAAAAAATTAAGATAACTATGGAAGATATTTTGCAGCTAATAGAAGGTTATGGGTTACCCTTAGTTTTACTACTTGGTGCTTTATATGCATTATATAGGTTCTTCTTCTTTAGCATACATGAAGTCAAGAATACATTTTCTAAACACCATGAAAAAAATGCATCTAACATGGAAGAGATAAAAAAGAAAATAGACATAATCTTAGAATACATAAGAAAACAATCGTGACTATATTTACAAAAATTTTAGGTCAGACAGGTATTGACATGGCTGAAAAAGCAGCAGATATAGCTGATAGATTTATACAAACAAAAGAAGAAAAAGCATCTTTTGAGATGGAGCTTAAAAAAGTTTTGATAGATGCAGAAGCAGCAATGCAAAAAAATGTAACAGAGAGGTGGAGAGAAGATATGAGAAGTGACAGTTGGTTGTCAAAAAACATAAGACCACTGACTGTTATTTTTCTGGTTGCTTGTACTGTGTTACTCATATTTATTGACTCAGGTGTTTTAAAGTTTGAGGTTAAAGAACACTGGGTAGATTTACTACAAATCATATTAGTTACTGTAATAGGTGCATATTTTGGTGGTAGATCATATGAAAAAATAAAAAACAAAAAGTAATGGCTAGAAAAAATGTATTTGTTTTTTTAGAAACACCAACAAGAAAAAGAAAAGGTGTACACGCTAAAAGCAAAACATCTAAAAACAAAGGAGCAAAAAATTACAAAAAGCCATATAAAGGTCAAGGTAAATAATGAAGCTAAAATATTTTAAGAAAAAAGAATTTAAATGTCCTTGCTGTGGAGAAAGTAAGATGCATCCTGAATTTTTAAAAGCACTTGACTTAGCAAGAGGGTTTTCTCGCACACCCTATAAATTAACATCTGGTTATAGATGTCAAAAACATAATGACTCATTACCTAATTCAAAACCAAACAGCAGTCATATTGATGGCATAGCAGTTGACATTGCTTGTACTGACAGCAGAAGCAGAGCTTTAATTATTGGTGGTTTGGTAGAAGCTGGATTTACTAGAATCGGTATAGCTAGTACGTTTTTGCATTGTGATTTAGCAGACCAATTAGGTGAAAAAAACACCAAAGACGAGATTGTCTTTTGGCTGTACTAAGTTTAACTAAAATTTTATAAATATGGACAACATCTTTAATTTAATCGGAAACTTTGTAGGTAAACTATCTACATTATTATTAAGCATTTTATCTCTTGGCATTATTGCTGAGGTATTATTTGGTACACCTGCTTTTGGTTTATCAGTTATAGGTAATGTGATGGCTATTATCTCTTTGTTTGGATCAAATGGAGTAGTAGGAATTATAAGTTTAGTGGTGTTATATCACTTATTGAGCAAAAATTAATATATTTGTAAGTTCTTACTGATCTAGTAAGAATTTGTTTTTGTTTAGTTTTAAAGAGTCAGTTGTTGAGAAACTTCTGACTCTTTGCTATTTATGGCACTTTGTTTGGTTATATTTGATAAAACCAAAGCACATGACAGAAAAACTAAAAGGTAAAAGACTTAGGTTGTCAGCAGAGGAAGTAGAATTAATTTACGAGTTTAGAGGCAAAGACCTTGACAATATCAACAGCAACACAGCTTTAGATTTACATTTATTAGAAAGAGGTATAGATAAAAAAGACGTAGTGTCTGTCAAACACTGGCAGAACATGAAAGGAGAGCTTAGATTCTCTATTGTCACTAAAGAAGATATTGGTATAGATGATAAAAGTATATTCAATAAAGTAAATGAACTTGTTAGCACACACTCACCTAAGTATAAAAAAATAAAAAGAAAAAAAGGCAATCACCTTCTTGTTATAAATCCAGCAGATATACACATTGGCAAATATGCAGATGCTCTTGAAACTGCTGACCCTTACGACATTGAAACTGCTGTAAGTAGAGTGTCAGAGGGCGTA